CATTGTTGGAGACAGTGATGTATATGTAGGGGTTGCAGTGTTGGGTACATCACTATCCCTCGGACATAAGCAGTACTTATCGCAGTTCTCAACAGCTATAGTTGCACTAGACCCTGATGCATTACCCAAGACCTTACAGTTTGCAAAAGAGTTACGAGGTTATGTAGATACTGTTAAAGTACTACGCCTCGAAGATGATTTAAAATATAGACTGCCATCCGACATGGCTAATCTTTCAACCCTAGGAGAATAACATATGGAACTATCCCTTATACGTAGCTTAATGGATAAAGAGTTTTACGATGAACATCGTGGCTCACGTTGCCCAGACAGATTGTTTAGTAAAGATGTACGTAAGATCAAACAATCTATTGATAAAGCAATGGACAACTACGAGCGTACTGTAACACCTGCTGAGATTGAGGCATTGTTTATGTCCAACAATCCCACACTAACTACAGCACAGAGACAAGCATACAGTGCATTGTTTAATCAGATCAACAAAGAACAACCGATGGGTAGTGACGTAGCACAAGAGGTGTTATCAAAACTATTCCAACAGGTGATTGGTGAGGACATTGCTAACCTTGGCTTTGACTATGTAAATGGTAGCAAGTCTAGCCTTGAGCCGTTGCGTCAAATGCTTGAGCAATATGGTGACGACTTCACACCTAACCTCAACATTGAATGGGAAGACATTAACCTTGATACTATCATTGCAATGACTGACCTTGAATCACAGTGGACGTTCAACATACCTGTACTCACACGTAAGGTAGAGGGTATCAATGCAGGTCACTTGATTGAGGTAGGTGCTAGACCTAATACTGGTAAGACTTCTTTCCATGCGTCACTTGTTGCAGGCCCTAATGGGTTTGCGTGGCAGGGTGCTAAGGTTGTTGTGCTATGTAATGAAGAAGGATACCATCGTGTAGCACACAGATATATTACTGCTGCAACTGGTATGGACAAGTTTGAGATCGTTAAGAATAAGGCACATGCTATGGCTACCTTCGCTAAGATACGTCAGAACATTATGTTCAAAGATGCAACAGGACGTGACATGAACTGGGTTGAGTCAGTATGTAAGTCATACAAACCTGACGTAGTTATACTTGATATGGGTGATAAGTTTGCACGTACTGCTGGCTTCTCACGTCCTGATGAAGCACTCAAGGCTAACGCTATACATGCTAGGCAGATAGCTAAACAACAAGAGTGTGCAATATTCTACATGTCACAGTTATCAGCCGATGCAGAAGGTAAGATTATACTCAACCAAGCTATGATGGAAGGTAGCCGTACAGGCAAGGCAGCAGAAGCTGATCTTATGTTCATGATTTCAAAGAACCCACCAGTAGAAACTAGTAGCATGGAATCTGAAGATACACAACGACACATTAATGTAGTTAAGAACAAACTATCTGGATGGCATGGGATTGTACTTACAGACCTTGAGTACAAGATTGCTAGGTACGTATGATTATAACATGGTTAGACATATCCTTACTAGGGTTGGTTGCAATACTTGCATTCAATCTCTGGGAACAGAATAGACAAAGAGCATTACTTGAGAATGTACTACGTGATGTATACGATCTAGTAAATAAACACAACTCATTGGCAGATGCCTTCGTAGAATTGGCTAATGACTTTGACGAACAACAGGAGAATAAATGATGGCTAAATGGAAAGAGTTTGAAGTGATGAAAGAACACCATGTGTTTGACCCTGTCGAACGACCCGCACATTACAATCAAGATGGTATAGAATGTATTGATTATATACGTCAGGTGTTAGGTACAGATGGGTTCATTGCCTACTGTCATGGTAACATGATCAAGTATCAGCATCGTTATCGTTACAAAGGTAATGGTGTAGAGGACATGAAGAAAGCTGAGTGGTACGTCAAGAGAATGAATGAGGCATTAGGGGAGAAACATAAATGATTATATGTAATGTATGTAACCATGAAAAAGTTGAAGGTAAGCAATGTAAGGAGTGTAAACGTATAAGTAATGCTCATACTAACCCAAAAAATAACCCACGAAATAATCCGCAGAGGATGTGGGTCAATGGTAAGTATATACCTAAGTCACACCCACTACACAAGGCAGGTAGCTACAAATCATTTGGTGACCTAGCTTTTGGTTCTCTTAACAACTACAAACAAATCAAAGAAGGTTATGTGTATGCAATTAGTAACTCTGCATGGCCTGATTGGATTAAGATTGGTATGGCTATTGATGCAGAAGATAGGCTGAGTAGCTATCAAACAAGCTCACCTATGCGTAACTACAGGTTGGTACACTCTGTATACTGTGAAGATCGCAGTGAGTCTGAGCGTTCAGCACACATACTTGCAGCACGTAAGGCAAAAATACCATGGAGTAAAACTGATAATGGTGAGTGGTTTAATATAACACAGTCACAAGCTGTTGATATACTGAAGGAGATTGCAATTGATTGAGGCAACATACATAGATCATATGGGTAGTGACTTATCTGTAGTTAATGCAGCTCGTGTTAGCTTCGGTAAAAAACACACAGAGTTTCTTGAGGGAGATTCAAATCTCATACGTTACCTTGCTGAACACAAACATATGTCACCCTTTGGTCATGCCTTTGCATCCTTTCATGTTAAAGCACCAATCTTTGTGGCACGTCAGTTAGTTAAGCATAAGTTCCTACGTTGGAATGAGATTAGTAGAAGGTATGTAGACAGTGACCCTGAGTTTTATGAGCCAGATATTTGGCGTGGGCGTAGCGTTGATAAGAAACAAGGTAGTAGTGGAGTTCTTGAGTTAGACAAGATGTACGCACATGGTGAATATGAGCATATAAAAGATGTCTTTGAAAAAGAACCTAAAAAGTATGGTGTATACAAAGGCAGTTTAGTTCCTGATCTTAGTATACTAGATGAGGTACATGAGTGTGATGAAGATACCATATCTATCTATAGAAAACTTATAGCGGCGGGAGTAGCTCCTGAGCAAGCACGTATGGTACTGCCACAGTCTACCATGACTGAGTGGTATTGGTCTGGTAGCTTAGATGCCTTTGCTGATATGTGTAACTTACGTTGCAAGAATGACACACAATATGAAACAAGAGTAGTTGCTAACAAGATTAGTGAAAAACTTCTTGACTTGTTTCCCGTTTCATGGGAAGCATTAAAGGAGAATGATAGATAGATTGGAGAGTAAATGATACTTACCTTAGATGTAGAAAACACAGTAGTAAAAAGAAATGGTAAGCTTCACCTTGATCCATTCGAGCCTGAGAACACACTGGTTATGGTGGGTATGCTAGATGATAACGATAACGAAACTATTATTACATTCGATCATTCAGAGCAATCACCTACTGCAAATGGACGGGATATTGTTCAAGATAAATTGGACAAGACCCGTCTGCTTGTAGCACACAATGCACCCCATGATCTCTTATGGTTGTGGGAGTCAGGCTTTACATACGATGGTGACGTATTCGATACTATGCTTGGCGAGTACGTACTACAACGTGGACAGAAGCAGCCACTATCACTTGAGGCATGTGCAGAACGTTACATGCTAGACACACAGAAACAAGACTCATTGAAGGAGTGGCTCAAGGCAGGTAAATCAGTACGTGACATGAATCATGCTGAGTTATCAGAGTATTTGTCACACGACCTACATGCCACACAGCAATTATATAATCGTTTGCGGACATCATACGAGGGATGCAGTACACTAGAACCAACAGTCAAGTTGACTAATCAATTAGCTGTACACCTAGCACGTATATACCAACGTGGTCTAAAGGTTGATATGAAAGCACTAAACTCTGTTAGAGAAGAGTTCGAACAAGAACGTAATCAACTAACAGTTTCACTTGAGCAGCAGACTGCCGAGCTAATGGGTGACAGACCTATTAACCTCAACAGTCCAGAGCAATTGTCATGGGTTATATACAGTCGTAAGCCACACGATAAGAAGTTCTGGAAAGAATTGTTTGATGATCGTATGCCTGATGCAGAATACAAACGTAATGTAAATGCATACAGTAGTAAGTTATTCAAACAGAAAGCTAGTCAATGCCGTACATGTAATGGCACTGGCAAAACATGGAAACAAAAGAAGGATGGTACACCATATGCTAAACCAAATAGATGCGTTAGTTGTGACGCTACAGGATATAGTTTTACTGATATTAATAGTAGGGTGGCTGGGCTAAAGTTCACACCACCTACTGCTAAGTGGATTAGTGCCAATGGCTTTGGTACAGGCAAGGACAATCTATTATTCCTTGAAGGTATTGCAAGATCAAGAGGCATGAAAGAAGCTGAGACATTCTTACGTAATGTACGTAGGTTGTCTGCCGTTGAGACTTACCTCAGTAGTTTTGTTGAGGGTATTGCTAACTTCGTCAAGCCTGATGGCCTACTACATGTACGTTTATTACAGCATCGTACAGGTACAGGCAGACTATCAGGTGCTGACCCTAACATGCAGAATATGCCACGTGGCGGTACATTCCCTGTTAAGAAAGTGTTTGTGTCACGTTGGAAAGGTGGACAGATAATGGAAGCTGACTTTGCACAGCTAGAGTTTCGTGTTGCTGCGTTCTTATCGCAAGACATGACTGCCATTGACGAGGTGACTACAGGCTTTGATGTGCATAGCTATACTGCTAAGGTTATCAGTGATGCAGGACAACCTATGTCACGTCAAGATGCCAAGGCTCACACATTT